TCATTTACTACGCCATCAGTTTCCGGGGCAATAGTATTTTTACCATCAAAAAGGAAATGTTCTCCCTTATATGAATCGTAATCGGCAGTCCATACAGCCCAAACGGTACCCTTGTTTAAATTGTAGCCATCGTCCGGGACATAGTTTGAAACTGGATAAGCAATAGCGCAAGGATAATCATGGCCCACTAAAAAAAATAATCTAAAGTATGGGATAATGTCGTAGGTTAGTTCCTCCATTCCCTCGTACCACTTCGTATGTGGCTTGGATAACATTGCTGAAGTGCCCAGCAAGTAGGTCATCTTCTCCATCTGCCTTCTCTTAGAATTTAGGCTCCCAGTATAGTCGGTATACTTCTCATCTACCATAACCTCGGGGGCCTTTTTATAAACTAACGCCCTCGCATCGATAACCCGCTTTGTGAAATTAGATGTGAATGTAGGTATCTGCTGTAAGGATGTCCCTTTGAAATATGTACGAACAAAGGAGGCAGTATTGTCGTGCTGATAATATCTAATCAGCCTCTCCCTTGTATTGTCTTCCAGCCTTTGACTTGAATACCTCATACTGGTTAGTTGTTCTATAATAACATCGCGTGATAAATTCTGTATTACCATTGTATTGTCCTTATTTTTCGTGTAATTACTGGATACTTTTTAGCAATATAGTAACCAATGGCATCCGTCATGTGGTCAATATTCTGTGACTTGTCAATGCCGTCATCCTTTCTCTGCGTTTGCTCAAAAGAATCTATCGTCATCAACAGCCCCTCCTTAATAATTATCCACGACTTGTTATTATTCTCCCAGTCCTTTAATCTTTTATTTACTGCATTTAGCCGCGACTTAACAGGGGGGTTAGACATTGGCACTTGATTCACCACATTCCACTTCCGCCCTTTGAGGATATTGTTTATAATGTTATAGTCGCTTTGCTTTCCTCTTGTATCACGCCGCTTACCGGTGGCGTCCCCATAGATAAATATCTCCTTCTTTTTGTGGCCTTCATATCTATCACAGAACCTTCCAATGCAGTCCCCGGTATCTGTGCTTCCTATTGCTAACTCGTCGAATACCTTAACAATGCCCTTGATATCATGAAAGATAGACCAGCACATTGGGTCAACATTAAAGTCGCAAGCGAGAATAATAGGCAGTTGAGAATCGTAATAGTCTACTTCACTAACATGGGTATTATAATCGAAAGAGGCGTAAGCCTTATTTGTAACGCTGGCTGTATAGTCGATGTCTATTTCTGCCGCCAAGTCAGCGGGCGACCTTCTTCGCTTCTCGCTTTGATACCATGCTTCATCCTTTAGCGGATGAACCTTCCAATGCACTCGCTTGACTGCTACTTCTCCCAGCGCCCCAGCCCTTATATCATAAAATGTATTAGTCCTCCCAAAGGCCGATGATACTGGTAATTTACAGGGAGTGGCATCGGATAGGCTTTGCCACGCCAGCCCGTCGGTATGTTCCCACTTGCTGAACTCGTCTAATAGCACCGCCTTATAGCGACCGCCTGTTCCAAAGAACTTGTTGTTGGCTTCGCCTTTGATATAGTTTCCATTCTCGGGGTTGATTAATCTCATATAAAAGTCATGTTTCTTTTTAGCAAAGCCCAGCGGCAACATCCAATGTGGTAGCCTGTATAATAAGTACCTTATCTTGGGGAATAGCGCATCAGCCGCGCCATGCTTATCGACAAACTCTTCCTTTCTCGAGCCTATCAAAAAATCATTACCGGAGCCGCCGAATAGCCAGTACCACAGAAAGACGGTACATAATATCCAACTTATACCCATATCCCGGGACTTTTCTGTTAGTCCATCTTCACCTCTATCAATGCGCTCGCAAACCCACTTGATGTATTCGTCTTGGAAGGGCCATGTTGTAAATAAGAGGTGAGGCTCTTTATATCCAAGGGACTCGTATTGTTCCCGTCTTGGCTCATATATCCAGCAGAAGTGGTTAATCCAAAAAAGGATATCCCCTTTACAGACTGAGTGGATAGCACTTCGGAACCCCCCGTCTTCTTTTGCTTTTTGGAGCGCCTTTGCTCTTTGCTCATAATTTATTGTTATTGAGGAAGTTCTTGACATATTCTTCAGCGTTATCTCCTGTATATTCTATATCGATTAACTCCTGTTGCACCCTTTCTACCGCCTTACCTTCTGTCCTGTCCGCTATAAACTGCACCGCCCATTGCTTACCTTCCAAAGCATACTGATAAACCTTGTACATAATAACTTCAAGTTTAGTTTTTCCTCCAGTAGTCCCATCTTCCTCGCCTATCTTTCGCAGAAGGTCGGGTATGCACATGTTCTTTTTAGGCCGGCCCGGACTCTGCCCTCCAAATTCATTACCGGCAGTAAATTTCCCGCCTTTATCTCTTCCATTGCTCATCGCCTTTTCCTTTAATTGTACCGATTAACGCCGATTTTATATCGGTTGAGTAATTGTAATGCTGGAGCCCTGTGGTCGGTTTTGCACCGCCATCTTCCCGCTGGTAGCGGATTGTGTTAACTTTACACCAACAGGGCAATTCTTTTCACCTTTATACATTCCCGCTCCAATTTCTTTAATTTTACTAAATGGAATCTCGGGTGCTGTTAGGTTTTTTCTTTTACTTTTATCAATAAATAAAACATATCTCAGTTGATAACCTTCCAGCGGTTTGTAGCCTGCTTCTTTAAAAACTTTCATACTTGACGCACCGTTAAACTTAGTATTCTGATGTGATGTCATACTTGGCACAACTACCCGGTTGGCCTGCATACCTAACCTCAATGATAAATCAGTAGCCACCTCTCCGTTTGGCGCTTCCCATATTGTCGTGTTCTTCTTTATATTCGTTAATATAAAACCGCTCGCCCTGTATATGGCACCATCGCCACATTGACAAGCATCTGAAAAGGATAATATCCATTTGATATGTGGGGCGTATTTCTTAAGTAGTTTTACTGATATTGAAATGCACCTCGATTCGGAGTTGGCTGGAAGAACATCATCAAACGCCATCCGGTTCAGTTCCACCATCTCGTTCCACTTAGTGCCCTTCACCAGTCCTATCGTTCTCCGTTTATCAAGGGGGCTACCATAACTCATTACCCCATGCAATATACGGCCAAGATAAGCACCAAAGTGTAGTTTACTATTCGGGACAACCTTTCCGGAGTAATGGTATTTTTTAATAAAATCGTTCGCAAGTTTCGCGGGGATAACTTTTAACCTTATATCCTTTACGCTTATCATGACACCCAAACTTGGTTTTTTCTGAAGTGTTGAGAGTCTTTTGGATATGGAAGTGCCCCGCTTTCCATTGTTGGACGAAGTCCTTTATCAATAGGGAAACCATATAAATACCGGAAGGACTTTATCATTTTACCACCACCAAATAACCCCTCGCCAATTTCTTGAGGGGTTTTCTTTGTTCTATCCTTCACCCTGCCAAATCTAAGGGCCGCCACAATATTTTTGTACTGTCCCTTATCAGTTAAATAAAAGTCATCGCACTTTTTTTTGCCGTAATAGAACCATCCCGATGCTTGATAAACTATTCCACAGTCATTCTTACAGCCGCCGGAGTGCGTTATTACAACCCTAACCCCTGTATTCTTTTTTATTAATTTCAAACAAGTATTTAACGACTTGCTTTCTGCATTATGGCCCAAGTTATCAGACAAGAACATCCGTTGCATTTCCAAGCACTCATCTTTCTTGATGTCCGGGATAATGCTTGCCGCCTTATTTAAAGTTGAAAGGCTGTATCCAAATGATATTACGCCATTTAATACCCGGTTTTTAAATATTCCAAAAGACACAACGCTATTAGGGAAAGTGCCCATGTAATGGTTTTTTAGGATATAATCTTTTGCCAGTTTTTTGGGAACAACTTTGACCCTTAGTTCCCGGACTTCACTCATATGACTGGCATATCCACCACAATGCGTTCCCGTTAGAATTTTCATTCCCGGTATCACCAAAGTCGCTCTCCTTTGCCTTACTGAGCGCCGCCTTCACATCTTCCGCCTGCTCGTCTGATAATGTAAAGGTCATTTGCTGGAACGCTTCCTTCTCTCCATCGGGTAACTCAAATTCTTCTCCATAGCCAGCATCAAACAGTTGGAGGTCTTCATCAGTAAACCCCCACTCCGTTAGGTTTTCGACATCAAAGTAATTCGCCAAGGCGTCGTAGTCCCATTCTCCCGTATTTCTATTCAACCGGATATTTAGTTCCCGCTCTTTGTCATAGTTTAATTTAACCTCAACGCACGGAACTTTATCCCAGCCAGCCTCCCCAGCCTCGGCCTTATCCATGGCAACCCTTAACCTTTGGTGTCCCCCCACCACTATATTGTCCCGGTCGGGGTGTTTATTGACGATAATTGGGTCAACAAACCCAAAACGAGTCATCGAATCTGTTAGTTGCCTATACTGCTCAGTTGATAACTGCCGAGGGTTGTATTCTGCCATAATTAAGTCAGAAGGGGCGTAGTTTATAATTTTCAAGTCACCATTTTTCATGTTTTAAACCTTTTTTTGGTCTTATTATATTAAGCATAAAAAGAAGAGACTACCAATAGTCATCTCAGTATTTTGGCATGGGACAGTGGAAAGTATGCGTTTTCCCGCGTAGCGATGCCTCCGTTTACGCATTTTTTCGTTACTGTCTCCTTA